TCTCAATGCGAAATACCATAGAACGACCACGGACACGGACGTTTGCTACGTTAGTATACTGATCTACGGGGACAGTAGAGGTTCTGCTCACTGCCGAAGTTGACCCGCTAAGAAGGTTAGAGCCCGGATAATTCTGCGTCTTCAACACAAGTGAGACCTCGGGGTTATTTGTAGAGTTGAAAAACTTCACATCCGGCAGAATACGACGGACAAAGGAGAACTTGTCCCCATCCGTTATGTCCACGGGGGCAGACTCGATGTATGCATTCAACGGAGAGGCAGGGTTGGTACTGCCGTCATCTGTACCAATCTCGTGGTTGTAGAGATACTGGTCAGTTGATGCTGCAAGAGAAAACCCGCGAACACCGTCATCAAGCCACGCTGTGCGGGCAATCTGACCAAAGGACCACGCCTTATCGATGTAATTGTAGGTCACATAGCGGTCGTTCTCTTCCGAATCGGCAGAGGGATATAACCAGTTGACCTCATTATACTGGGCGTTCAAATAAGCAAACACCTTGTCACTCTGCGCCATGTTGAAATCATTGAAAACATAACTTTGAATGGGGCAAGCAAGAGGCTGCGTCTGTCCAGCGTACACATAAAAGTTGCTATTACCCATCCAGAACACCGCGTCGTCAACAGCAATGGCACTGTTGAAGCCGTTGATGGTGATGTTTGATGCAAGCTGCTGAATACCGAAGGTGTAGGGTGGCCCAAGGTACTGCAAGGAATAAGCAGCGACATCGGTGAACACCACGATTTCACGCTTGGTTTCCACGGCACGGACGATCCGTGTGCCGGAACCAATGCGAATATCACCCGCCGTATTGGTAGCCGATGGATACCAAGTGAAGGGGTCTTCCCCGTCGCTGAACCGAATGCTCAATGGATCCTGAGCAGTTACCCCACCCATGTTTGCCCCAAATGCAATGACGTGTCGATCACGGTCGGAGACAAGAACTTGGTTAGCTATGGTTGGAGTAGAGGTGTCGGTGGACAAAGAGGCCAGTGTTACCGCTCTGGTAGCATTGCCACCCGCACCATACCAATAATATACACCCCCGTTACGGATGTTAAAAATCAGGTCTTCACCGTAGTTGTCCTGCGCCCACTGGCGAAGGGTATTACCGACACTGATAGTAGCGGCAGATCCCCAGCCGCGACTACCGTTCTGATAGAAGGCGGTCACCGTTCCGCCACCCGTAGCAATAGACGTAGCTGTGGACGTGGTAGTTATCGTATAGCTATTGGCATTGAGGACAGTCACTTGAAAAGTAGATTGCAACGCACTGGCTGGGATACCGCCAACGGAAGAAGCCGCAGAGTAGGAAACATACTGCCCTGTGGAAAGTCCGTGAGAGGTGTGCGTAACGGTCACAACGGCACTGCTACTACTAGTCGTGAAAGGTCCAGACAACGTGTATGAAAGCAGGGTGGAAAAGGTTCCCGCGCCCCAACCCGTGCCGCCAACTTGGGTGTTGAGTCCCGTGTTTATCTGATACTGAGCGGTTGTAGATGCGCCTCCGTTGCCAGAGTCTGATCCATTAGCAACAACAGCCACCGTGATGCGGTAGCTATTCGCATCGATGTAGGTGATTTGATATTCTTTGTTCAGGACAGCGGCAGTGACGTTGCCACCAAGGGAAACTGCCCCGCTGAAGGTAACAAAGTCGCCGTTGACGCAGCCGTGTCCTGTGTCTGTTACCGTAATTGTAGACAAACCATTGGTAGCGGCAAATGCCGAGGCCGCTGTCACGGTCTTTCGGATAGGCGTGATGTCAAAGAACTGACCGCCTTCTTCAATATAATACTTTAGGTTAGATCCAAGGGCTAGCAGATTAGACCCATCGAGGGTTACCCAGCTCAGGAGAGAACGGACAGTTCCGAGATAGGTGTTATTAGAGTATTTTTGCCAACCGCCAATTGTTTCCGGAAACCCCAAACGGAAACGAACAAGGTTGCTGTCAAACCAGCCGCCCTCATTTGTGTACGCTGTTACATCTCGAACAAGTCCGGGACGAAACTGGAGTTTCTGTAACGGCATTCGTCATCCCTTTATGATATTGACGAGTCTCGTATTCGGCTCAAGAGCAAAAAACGCATGGAATACACCGACATCCCAGTCCAAAACAGCACCAGCAGATGCTTCCTTTTCCCACCCATCTCCGACTATCTTCAACTTGCCTCGTGCAACGATGCTGATATGAACATCACTTTCACCGTGGTTATGACGCTCCAGCTCGTCCCCGACGTTTTCAAAGTCGTAGACCGTCCCAGACAGTTTGCCGAGCGTAAAAGGTTTACTCTGCAACAACGGTTGGCCCCCCATTTGCAACGGCTTGCGCGTTCAAGGCAGCAAGTGCAGCAGCGGCTTCTGCCACTGCTTGGGCCTCTGCCGCTGCTTGAGCATTCCACGCATCGACAAAAGACTGATATGGAGCAATTGAATCAATCACATCATTGCGGGCCATCTTTTTTGTAATAGGATCGCAGACCTCAATCTCTCCAGTAATGCCGTTCCATTGCAGGGCATGAAAAGAAGCATCAAGCGCAGAGCAATCAATCTGGCGCATAACACCGTCGATATAAACAGCGTTGTCTTGTTTAATGATCGTCAGTTGCATTGATTAACCTCATGTCGTTATTGTTGGACAGCATCCGTGGAAGCACATGAAACGCGGCCTCGTTGGCCTTGACCATCTCGTTGCGGAAACTTTCTGTTGCGGCAGCACCCTGTCGCACTTGATTTGCGTTTTCAATTAGAAGCATTGGAAGCCACTTTATTGAACAATCCCACTCATCAATTTCAGCACCAGTTTGTGGGTTGGTTCCACGCACTTGAATCATCCAAGTGCATTGCAAACCCATGCAATCCTTTTTGATCAGCGGACAGAATTTTCCATTTTCAATTTTCATCGTTAGTCTTTCGTTGCGAGGATGATGTCTACATACTGCACTGCGAGGTTGATGGCAGTTCCAGTAAACGTATGATCATGCGACCCACCGCTACCAGCGGAACCTGTAGCCGTAGAACCCGTAAAACCAAGGATTTGTATACCACAACCAGACTGTGTTGAAGTCTGGTATCCAGCAATATAAGTATGCGTATGTGATGGCATCTGAGCGGATGTCAAAGTTGTAGCTCCGACCGTACCAGCAGGAGTTTGTGATGCAAACGCAGTGGTAAAAGCAACAGTACCACCACTTGATGCAGCACCAGACACAACGCGTAATGCCTTGTTGTTGTGTGTTGTGCTTTTTGTAAAGCCTGTCGGAGCAGAGGTTTGAGCAAACAGCATGACTGTTCCAGAAGGGATGGTTGTCCCCCCTGCTGCTGGTGCAGAAGATACCCAAGAAGTTCCGTTTGATGTCAGTACGTTTGCGGTTGTTCCGGGAGCAACGAACGCAACTGCGCTTGTGCCGTTACCAATCAACACATTATTTGCCGTCAGCGTTGCTGCACCTGTGCCACCATTTGCCACGGGTAAGGTTCCCGTTACACCAGTGGTCAAGGGCAATCCAGTAGCACTGGTCAGTACCCCAGAAGCAGGGGTTCCAAGTGCGGGAGTTACAAGCGTTGGGGAAGTAAGTGTCTTATTTGTAAGGGTCTGCGTCCCAGCTTCCGTCACCGGAGCATTAAAAATTTCAACCGTATCGGTCCCGTTGCAAAACATAAAGGCAATCTTGCCATTGGCAATAGACACGCCCGTCTGACCGGTGACCTTAACAGTTACCGCAAAACCACCTGTGGTAGAGTTCTTAAAAACATATTGTTTGGTCTTTGCAGGAACCTCAACCACACGGGCAGCGGTCAATGCACCAGTGAGAAAGATCACAGCATTACGGCCCGTGGAAGACGCACCGTCGGTAATTGTCAGAGCTGTCGCTACACCAGAGTCCGTTACAGCCTGTGTGCTGTAACCAGCAATTGCCTGTTCAAGCAGCGTCCCAAGGTTGGTGTTGGTGGTCGTACCCCAAGTACCGGACTGATCGCCAGTCCCCATGAGTTCGATGCCGAGATTGGTTGAATAAGTACTAGCCATTTATCTGCCTCCTACGCGGCAATCTGATTCCAGTTGGGGGTCTGAGATGGAACGACTCCATTCCATCCGGGCGTTTGATCCGGAATAATCTTCCCCCAAACGAGAACTTGTCCACTATACCCTGTTGCGGAAGAACCCACAACATCGACATTTGCACTTGCAACTACAGTCGCCGTCCCAACATCGCCGGTAGCGGATACTCCGGTGACATCGACAAGGTTGACAGATTCAATGTCAACCTGACCAACCTGTCCCTCACCAGAGACCGTAGTCGGGCTGACGTTGGCGTCCGCCGTAACGGTGGTATCTCCAACTCCGCCTGTGGCAGAAACACCCGTCGGGCTGACGTTAGCTGCTGCCGTAACAGTAGCAGTCCCAATCCCACCCGTTCCCGCCACCCCTGTCGTAGTGACATTGGCGGATGCAACAACGGTGGCAGAGGACGCAACATCTCCAGTGGCAGCTACTCCTGTTGGGCTAACATTAGCATCTGCTACAATCGTAGCCGTTCCAACTGCACCTGTGGCAGCTACGCCTGTTGTCGAAACATCTATACCAATAGTAACAGTGGCAGAGGAGGCAACGTCACCTGTAGCTGACACACCCGTTGGGCTAACATTAGCATCTGCTGTAACAGTAGCAGAGGAGGCAACGTCACCTGTAGCTGACACACCCGTTGGGCTAACGTTTGCATCTGCCGTAACAGTAGCAGAAGATGCCACATCCCCAGTAGCCGATACACCTGTTAAACTAACACTGGCATCTTGACTGATGGTGACGGTGGAAGTACCCACCTGACCTGTCGCGAAAACGTCAATCGCACCCGTGCCGAATTGACCGATACCCCATCCAAGGGATCGGTTCCAACCCTCAAAGGATACGGTTACATCAACCATCGGAGGTTACCGTCCGGTGTTAGGCGATACGAATGATTGCGTTGCTAGCATCCGCAGTTGGGAAGACAACCGTAAACGTACCAGCCGAAGCGGTCTTATCCGCGCCGAAGTCCAGCACGACAACAGCCTTGTTGCTCTGGGTCGAGTTGTAGATCAATGCGCCGCGAGCCGTGAAGGAAGCCGTAGCCCACGAGCTATCGGCAAAATCTGCCCAAGCCGTTGTACCACTGGACGAAGTGGTTGGGCTGGTCAGGGTGTTACCACCCGCAGTGTAAGCTGTTCCAGCCGTATTGGTCGTTTCGTTAGTTGCGGAGTACACTGTTGTGGCAGCGGTCAGAGATGCCGAAGATGTGTACAGAGCAAGTTTAAATGTATCCGCCCCCGTGCCAGCACGGACAACCGAGGTATTGAAAGCATGGATACCGCTCAAAAGCTCCAGCTTAAAAGAGGTAGCCATAAAGTTTCCGGTAAAAGCCATTATGGCCTCCTCAAAAGTTCAGCTAAATAGGGATGACCAGCTTCTGTCACCAGATGGCTGACCGTGGTCCTGTCACAGGATATAGCACGTTTCATGTGATCAAGCACTACTTGTTCTACTAAATCCTTGAAGGCTACAGCCTGTTCGCGGATAGCAGGATGCGCTGTTTCAGAAACAGAAACAATGCGGTCAGCGGCCCGCTTTGCCCAGAACTCTGGTGGGTGTCCTCCATCCGAAGATGTGTGAACGTCCACCCTAAACTCACCAGTTGTACCCTGACTTCCAACCATTCTATGTCGCCTTTATTTTGACAAGTCCATCACGATATGCATCGGTATCCTCAAGTCCTTCACCGTAGTTCTTCAAACGGGCCAGAGCTTCTGCAAACCGTTGATTGTAAAGGTTTAGCAGATCCTGATCACCTTTCATATAGGTGTACGCCTCAAACAAGGTTCCATATAGCAGGGCTTGCTCGGCGTTATCCCCCAACCAAGATGTACCTGTATCTACAATAGATGGGGGCTGATAGTAGTAATGCAGTTCTACGGAGTAGGCTCCTGCTGGAATCGGAGCCAATAAGAAGGTGCTCTTATCGTATAGAGCATAATACTTGGGGGTCCCAGTTACGCCTGTCGGGTTGTACTCTTGCAGATATTCCACATCTTTGTTCAGCAAAAACGAGGTCGTGCCGTCCACCGTTACGCTCAGGGAGTAAGGCGACAAGAAGTCAGACGGGAGCCCAAGATACTTGTTACTGGCGGTTGTCGTGCCGGAAACGTTGTAACGGAAATCCACCAGCTGGACAGAGTACAGAATCCGTTCTTCGCAGTTACGAATGAACGTCGGGATGTACGAGCTGAAGGTGGTCTCGTCATACTCAGTGAAATCCTTAACGGCTTGCACCAGTGTCGTATATGTCCATGCCATCAGGAAATCTCCACGCTAACCATCCCAATCTGCATAACACCCTGTGTGCTGATGTTGTCAAGATAGGGGAAAATCTCTTGTCCCACTGGAACTTGCATAGGCTCAACCCGGCTTGGGCGAGGCTCAAACAGAGCCTGTGGCTC